TTACCCTTGCGATTAGGAGCTTGCTTCATCAATGTGGGAGCATTGTTCCCAGATGTGTAATTACTCATTTCTTATCCTTCTTGGATTTGCGTTTGTGTTCAGCATCTCTCTTCACGGCATAAGCAATAGCAACCGCTTGCTTCTCACCCTTACCAGCCTCACGCTCTTTAGCGATATTCTCGCCAAAAGCTTTCTTACTCTTTGATTTGATTAATGGCATTTTAAACCTTCTTTAAAGACTCTAGGAAATTATCCAATGCTTCTTCAGCATCGATCTCATCTTCCTTTTGAATATTCTGTACATGCTCTATCGATATGATAGGCGCACGGGAAGACTCAAAAGGAGCAAGTTTGTCAGCAATTCTAGCCTTATCTTTCATATCCAACTCATCAGACTGCATCGCATCAATCAATACTTCCATCGCAGTCTTTAAAGGCGGCAACCCCTTTTCAGCCCTCTCAGCATTCAATCGGTTAAACAACGCACCATACTCCGTTACATTGTTAACCACCGACTTCGCTTTAGGCATCCTCTTACCCGTTGCCAATTCAATTGCTATCTGTGCGTCTTTGGTTTTCATACCATTCCTTCACATCCATATACGCAAAAGACCCATGCACTGTAAAACCCCTCTTTGCATGAATCCTCATAAAACCCTGATAATCCCCCCTCACACTCGTAGAACAGACTATCGGTATGCCGTAATGATAAGCCCATAACAATTGTTGGTCAATCATTTGGTTAATTATTCTATACCTCGTCCTAGTCGGTAAGGACAAATCAACATGGTGAAACTTAGAATTACATATTTCTTTGGTTGAATAGGGTGCATACCCAAATCGATCAAACCAACAAAACCCCACCATCTTCCCATCAATTCGACAGTGAGCCATAAACTCTTTACTCCTGTCAAACAACTGCACAGTCGCCGCCACTGTATACGTCTTTTCCGCAAAACCCCTGTCATACCCCACACTACTATCATTCTGGTAGATAGGTTCAAACGTATCTAGTACCTCCTTAACCTCCATAGGGTGCGTTAACGTCCATTCCATTGCTAGTCTCCTTTTCCTGTAGATACCAGTATAACGTATTTATCGGTTTATTAAACTAAAACTTTTTGTAGAAATTTTGGGAACGGGGGAGTGGGCCCCCCTCCTTTCTCCTGGTTCCAGTAGTACCCCCCTCCCCCCTTTTCTCCTCTGAAAAACGCCTGGGGGGGGTGTCAGGATTTGGGCGGCGCTGGGGGGACCGATTGTTTTATTGTTTTAGGTTTAATACTAATGAATGTAATAGTTCGCGCCAATAGGCTTTACTCTACTGTCTCTCTCCCTATTGTTTCCGTATACGTTACGAGGTGTTTATATGTTTTCGGGGGTTTAAAGTGTTGCGCCCCATGCATGGTGTTGCTGCATTACTTACAAGCTCTCAACTGTTACAAGGGTTATATATATGATTTCACTATATGATAATGGTTTACATTTCACTTGAATAGTTCATATTCAAAATTAGATTATGGTTTAATAGTTCTTTTTTGTTTAATTACAAATTTGTAATAAATATATTGTGTTTATTTATATGATTTAAGGGTTAACCCTATTGTCGAAAAGTTATTCAATCCGTTAAGATGTTAAGTACTAGAGAAAATATTCTAGTACTTATTAAATCAATCAAAGGGGATAGAAATGAAACGTAAAGAGTATCTTAATTTTTATTGGAATTGGTTAACCTATCAATTTAATTCAAGTGATGAATTACACATTACTTTGGTTTTATCGTGGGTTAAACAGTTTATTTCTGACGATGAAATAGCTCAATTATGGTCTAAACGAGATAATTGGACTGTTTACTATATGGCTCTTGATAATTTTAAATCTAAAAGTGTTGAGAGGTTTTTTAAATGAGAACACTAATTGATTTTATTGTCTTAATGTTATTGTGTGTGGTGATAGGTTATTTTTTGTCTTTTAACGTTTAAAAGGGAAATGAAAATGAAAATGAATAGTAAATTTAAACCATTGGGTTATATCGTTTATGAGGGTCCTTCATTACTTGATGGATCTCCAATTGTAATCATAATCAATAAAATTAAAGCCGCATCAAAAAACACAAAAACGGGCGCATTGGTGCAAAGCTTTATTATCCGATCGGATATTAATCCCGTTGAAGCGCTTAAAACGGGTGACGATGCATCGATATGCGGCCACTGTATTCATAGGCCAAGCTTGGCCGCTTATACGGGCGCACCTCCATGTTATGTAAATGTAGGTAGATCGGTTTTACAAGTATATAGCGCGTATAAACGCGGCCGTTATGTTAAAGCTTCCCCCAATGAGGTAGCGCATTATTTGACGGGTTTAAAGTTGCGAATTGGTACTTATGGGGACGGGGCAGCAGCGCCCGTAAAAATATGGCAACAGTTAACACAATTCACAGCGGATCATGTAGGTTATTCGCATCAATGGGAAAATGCAAAATTTGACCATAGTGCTTGGGCCCCATTAGTAATGGCCAGCGCCGATACTATTGAAGAAGCTGCCAGGGCTAATTTATACGGTATGCGGGTTTTTAGGGTTTCTGTAGGGGTTGATAAGCAAGCGGGGGAAGCTGCATGTCCCGCCAGCGCCGAAAGTGGCAAAAAGACTACTTGTGACAATTGTATGCTTTGCGCGGGTACTAGTAAAAATGCAAAAGATATCGTTATCGCGGACCATGCATTGGGGCATAAAAAACGGGTTATTTCAATTCAATCAGTAGGGGTTTAATATGAATCATCACGACATGACAACTAGCGAAATGATTAGAGAAATTGTAAAGATTGATATTGAAATTAAAGTAAATGTTGAAGATTTATTGTGTGATTACTATTCTTTACGTTTTACGGGAAATGAAATAGAACAGATTTATAACGATTATTTTGAAGGAAATGACAATGATTAAGCGCGGAAATATTGGGGTTATTGTTACCCGTGAGAATGGATTAATGATTGTAGAAAACGTTTACAAGGGTTTAGTGTATTGTCACCCAATGAGAGGAACTAATCGCGTGCATGTATGCACAATCGATGAATTTTGGGTTTTACTCGACAATTTAGAATAATTAAATTTTCCCCCTTTATACCCGCTTAGTGCGGGTTTTTTTTGGTCTATATTTTTATGCTTATTTGATGCAATAGTAAACCCGTGTTTAAGGGCATTTTTAGGCTATTTGAGCCGTTTTTTTGGGTTTTTGATGTCTATATACTTGCATTAATTTAAATCGATTTAAACCGATTCTACGGGTTTTGTAGTACTTTTGGCTTACTGACGATGGTTAAGTGAGTGAGTACTTACACACTTGATGGTTAGTCAGTGTTCACTTTGCTTATTTTTATAGCAACTGGTAAAAATCACAGACACCCCACCCTTAATTTTTACCCCCCCGTCAAAAATTCATGCACTTAACATTTCCAGTTTTTTAGAGAAGCTTTAGCTCGTTCTGCTGGTCCCTTTGCATTTCGAACAACTCCTTCCATCCTGGCGCAAAAAGATGCCTTTCTTCCTTTATCCTTTTCTGTTTTTGGACTAGGAGCAGGTGCTTTTAGATGGCTGCCGTTCTTTTTGTTGTACTCTGCACGGCCTTTGGCAGTCATACCAGCACCCTTGTCAGTAGGGTTGTATGTCTTGCCCTTACCAGTAGTTTTGTGGGCTATAGGTTTGTCGTGCTTCTTCATTTTTTAGCAGTCTTAGCAGAGTTTTTGAATGCTTGAGCAGTAGGCGCACCTTTTGAACCGACTTTCCTCATCTTTTCCACAGGTTTTCCCTCGGCTTTCTCTTTTTTTATCCGCTCCTGTTTTTTATGGATATTGGCATAAAGTCCAGCTTTCATATTAGTCCTTTCTGATTAAATATAAAGTGCGGTCAATTTGGGTTTGAATTCCGTCAACCAAAGTTTGTATTGCAGAGTCTTGTGGAAGCTTATTTCTGTTTTCTTCAACATATTGTTTCAAAGCCATCACTTCTTCTTCGCCAGTGCTTGCTGGGTGGAAATAGGTTTGAGGGAACTTAGGAACCATGTCATAACCACCCATGATTGCTTCTGCTAGTTCGTCAACCTGGTCAGATAGTATTTCATAGAACTTGCCCAATACGCGGTGCTTGAAACCATTTTTCTCTTGCCAGTGTAGTAAATGAGCGTTGGTCACGCCATGCAGCATGGTTAACAGGAATTCGCCTACTGGATCCATTTATAGCTCCTCAAATATTTTTTGAAGTGTTAAGTTTAACGCTTTTAGTTCATCAAGTTTATGAATATTCCACATTCTCTTTTGGCCATGAATACCATTAATTGACCCCCGATGACAATCAGCACATAAAGGTAGGCTAGTAAACCATTCGCCTTGGTCGATTTCATGCGCTTCAGATGGACCCGATTGCTCACAGACAATACAGGCCATCTCTTTGATTCTGCCAACATGCTTTCTTTCAAGAGCAGTCATGGCTTTTTTGTTTTTAGAGTGCATTAAACATTAACAACAGAATTGTGTGTGTGTAATTTTTTTGCCATTTGTACATATTGCTCATACGCCAGTTGAGGAGTTTTATATTTGCCAATGAAAATATGCTGGTAATTGATAGTAATTTGTGAAATCCATTTATTTGTATTTTTACAAAAAGTCACTCCTTTATAACCGCTTGTATTATTTTTTCTTATTATTGTATTTTGCATGTTTTCACTTTGATTTGTTAATCTCAAATTGCATATTCGATTGTCAGATTTATTTCTGTTGATATGATCTAAACCTTTTTCGGGCCATTCTCCATAAATATATAACCAAGCCAATCTATGTGAAAAATATAATTTGTTATCAATAGATATTTTTTTATATCCATTTTTATTGTCATAACCAACAATATCACCAATTTTTGTTTTACCTGTAGTTTTTATTTTTCTCGTAAAAATTCCAGTATTGGGATCATAGTTAAATAACTCGTGAATCTTTTTTTGATTAATCATGTTACATACCAAGTTTCATTTCTGTTCGTTTAGTGTATTCCATGACTCGCCAAACCTCAATCTTTAGCTTGGCAGCATCCAACATGTATTTGAGGTGCTCGCGTTGATTCTCGGCCGTTTTAAGGGCATCTAGCATCTCTATGTACTTAGGATGAGAATAGGCATAAGCTTCTTTAGCCCCCAAGGTTCCTGATTCTTCATTCATTAACTGGGATTTAATGGTTTTTAGGAATCGTTCAAGATGGTTGGCATCAGAATATGCCTGGGCATAGTTCTTAGATTCTCTAGCAATAAAGTCTATTGCTTTTGTAGGATCAATTTCATCGGTCATGTGTTTTTTTCCTTTAATAACCGCTCTGCTTGCAATATTGTGTGTTTAATAATTGCTTGCATGGTTTCACCCCCATGTGGCCAAGCAATAAGATGTATTTCTTCATCTGTCAATCCCACCCATTCTTTTTGTTTAGAAACCAATGGAGGTTCCATGATGTAATCAATTAAATATTGTCTTTTCTTTGCAATACGTTCAAATTCTTCATCTTCTTCAGTCATTCTTGTCCCCTTTCTTTTATCATTGCATCTGCATATTGATAAGCCTTACCACCCACAAACTCAAGAGTTGTTGTAAATCTATTGTCTTCTCTGCCAATAATTGCTTGCATAGCCTTTGCCGCAAAGTAGTCACGCAATGTCATACCTGTACAAGTAATGTCTTTATGCATCCAAGGAAATGCAGTTGGTAGTTCATTAATCATTCTTGTCCCCTTGCTCGGATTGCACCAGCACATTCGCTTGCTCCTTCACCCATGAATTCATATCTACCTTGTATGTCTATCCATGA